GGGCGGCAAAGCTCTTCAGCAAGGGTTAGCCTCTGGCTCTATGAATCCAAGTGGGTCCTTACAGCGGGGACTAACTTCTGGCTCTATGAATCCAAGTCGGCAGACCCTGCCACCATCATTCGGTTCCGGCCTTGACCCAAGCGGGGGAGAACTTATACCCGGAAAAACTCCCAGCACTTATCGCCCAGTTAAGCGCAGAAAACCAAGACGCGGAAGAGGGCCTCGGGGCTAAAGATGGCCATTGATCGGGCGCTAGGCGCCGAAATGCCCAGCCCAGATGAGTCTGCGCTGGAGATAGTGATCGAAAACCCTGACTCTGTCGGCATCTTTGACGATGACGGCGGGATGGTGATCGACCTTGACCCAGACGCAGGCGAGCTTCTGGGTGCTAGGCATGACTCAAACTTGGTTGAGTTCCTGTCAGAGCAGGATCTACAGCTTCTTGCAGGCGAGCTGGTTGGCTCGTTTGAGGCAGATAGGACAAGCCGTGCAGACTGGGAGGACTCCTATGTTCGCGGGCTAGACCTTCTCGGCCTCAAGTTTGAGGACAGATCAACCCCGTGGGAAGGCGCCTGTGGCGTATTCCATCCCATGCTGTCTGAGGCAGTAATTCGCTTTCAGGCCCAGACAATACAAGAGATTTACCCAGCAAGTGGCCCAGTCAAAACGACCATCGTTGGCAAGATTAATGACGAAAAAACCCAGCAGGCCCACAGGGTTCAAAACTATTTGAATTACCTGATTACCCAGCGTATGACGGAGTACCGCACCGAAACAGAAAAACTGCTGTTTTCGTTGCCCATCGCTGGATCAGCTTTCCGCAAGGTCTATTTCGACCCGAACATGGGGCGCCCATGCGCCATGTTTGTGCCGGCAGAAGACTTTGTTGTGAGTTATGGGGCCTCTGACCTGTCAACCTGCGAACGCGCCACTCATGTAATGAAGCGGAGCGCGAACGAAATTCGTAAGTTGCAGGTGGCAGGTTTTTACGCCGACATCGACCTGCCGCCCCCCACTCCTGACATATCAGAGATACAGCAGAAATATGACAGGCTGACAGGGGACTCGGACAATTACGAGTACGACAACCGGCACACATTGCTGGAGATGCAGGTCAATATCGACCTGATCGGTTTTGAGGATACCGACAAGGGCGTCCCTACGGGGATTGCTCTTCCATACATCGTTACGATTGACAAGTCATCAAGAACGATATTGTCGATTCGGCGCAACTGGTATGAAGACGACCCGATGAAGATGCAACGGGAGCACTACGTCCACTACCAGTACCTGCCCGGACTCGGTTTCTATGGATTTGGCCTTGTCCACATGATTGGTGGGCTGTCCAAGTCAGCGACAGCAATACTGCGGCAGTTGGTGGATGCGGGCACTTTGTCCAACCTTCCGGGCGGATTGAAGTCTCGCGGTCTCAGGATCAAAGGTGATGACACCCCAATCATGCCCGGAGAGTTCAGGGACGTGGATGTCCCCGGTGGTGCCATTAGGGACAATATAGCGTTTTTGCCCTACAAAGAGCCTAGTAGCGTTCTGTATCAGCTTTTAGGCGACATCGTGCAGGAAGGCCGCAGATTTGCCTCAGCGGCAGATGTGAAGGCGTCCGACATTAATGGTGAGGCCCCTGTGGGGACAACCCTAGCCGTGCTTGAGCGCGAGATGAAGGTGTTAAGCGCGGTCCAGAGCAGGGTTCATGCTTCTGTTTCTAAGGAGCTAAAAATACTGGCTGAGCTGGTTCGCGACTATGGACCGGAGGCTTACCCCTATGAGCCGGATGAAGAGCCTGTTGTCAGGAGCGACTTTGATGATCGAGTCGACATCATTCCGGTCAGCGACCCGAATGCGGGCACTATGGCGCAAAGGATCATGCAGTATCAGGCGGCGTTACAGCTTGCCGCTCAGGCGCCGCAGATGTACGACATGCCACTCCTACATAGGCAGATGCTGGAGGTGCTCGGGATTCAAGACGCCGATAAGGTTGTGCCGCTTGAGGACGACATCAAGCCAACCGATCCTGTTAGCGAAAACATGAACATGATCAATGGCGAGCCTGTTAAGGCGTTTATCTACCAAGACCATGAGGCGCATATTCAAGTCCACATGTCCTTGATGGAAAACCCGGAGATAGGCAAGTTGATGGCAAAAAGCCCAACAGCCAAAGCGGGACAGGCGGCGATGGCGGCACACATTGCACAGCATGTGGCATTCGCCTATAGGCAGAGGATTGAGAAGGAGCTTGGCGTTAAATTGCCGCCGCCAGATGAGCCTATGCCTGAAGATATCGAATATCGTATATCTCAGCTTGTCGCGCCTGCCGCCGCTCAGGTTACAGGAAAGGCACAGCAACAGGCCCAAGCAGAGCAAAATGCCAAGCAACAGCAAGATCCTGTTATTCAGATGCAACAGAAAGAGTTGCAACTGAAAGAGCAGGAGGCGATGGTCAAAGCGCAAACCGCGCAAAAAGACATGCAAATCAAAGAGCAACAAGCCGCCGCTAAAGTAGAAGTGGACATGGCAAGGGCTCAGGCCGAGATGGCCAAGATAAACGCAGACTTAGAGAAGTCACGAGACAAGTCTGCGCTTGAGGCACGCAAGATAGAACAGCAAGAGCGCATAGAAGCGGCAAAACTGGCGTCGAAGATGTCGGTTGAGCAAGAGCAGAGTCGCTCTAAGGAAGAGATTGCGGGTTTCAAAGCTGGATTCGACATTGTAAGGGACATCCTAGATGACGACCAAACGGGCCAGTAATAACCTTCTGTCCGCTCTACAAGATCAGTACCGCAACCACATGAACGAGATTACTGATCACATTGCTACGGGCTCATGCAAAGACATGAACGAATACTCTCGCTGTGTAGGCATTATTGAGGGATTGGCTTATGCGGAGCGAGAGCTTCTCGATCTGAACGACAGGATGGATCGTGAATAGATTCGCCACATAACGTGGTGCTGGGCGACTCCGAACGCCAATTTTCGGTGCATGGAAGTAATAGTTTATGGAAGAGCCAAAGACGGCGAGCCAGCTCCCAGACCCCAAGGGATACAAACTACTTATCGCACTGCCAGAGCCTGACGAAGTTACAGAGGGCGGCATTCTTAAAGCGAAGCAGACGATGGAGATCGAAGAGATCGGGTCCATCTGTGGCTTTGTTTTGAAGCTAGGGCCAGATGCCTACAAGGATGACAGGAAGTTTCCGAACGGCCCTTATTGCGATGAGGGCGATTGGATCTTAATGCGTTCTTATAGCGGCACTAGATTCAAGATTCACGGTAAAGAGTTTCGTTTAATTAATGACGACAGCGTTGAAGCGGTTGTCGAAGATCCTCGGGGAGTTGAAAAGGTATGAGCGAAGAACAGGTAGAGACAGGGCCAGATGACACAATGTCGTCTGAGGATAAGTTTTTTGGCGTCAAGACAACATTCGTTAAGGGTGAACAGCCCAGCGAGATGGATCTTGAGGTTGTAGATGACCGACCGCCGGAGGATCAGCGGCCATCATCAAAGACAAAAGCCTCTGCTGGCGAAGACGACGACGAGCTTCAGGGATATAGTGAGAAGGTCAAAAAGCGTATTAACAAGTTACGCTATGACCAGCACGAGGAGCGTCGTCGCCGAGAAGATGCAGAGCGTATGCGCGAAGAGGCTATTCGCGTTGCTCAGCAACTGACGCAGGAAAACCAGAACCTTCAGCAAATACTGCATGAGGGTGAAGGGGTTTTGCTCAATCAGTCAAAGGGTCGGGCACAGCTTGCACTACAGCAAGCAGAGACAATGCTTCGCCAAGCGGTTGAAGAAGGCAATACAGAGCGTCAGATTGAAGCTCAAAAGTTAATGAACATAGCTCAGGCTGACTTGTCAGGAGTATCTCGGCATGTAGGCGAGTACAAAAAACGCCAGCCGGTCAGGCCCCAACAGCAAGCATATCAGCCTCAACAGCCTCAACAGCCCCAACAGCCTCAACAGCCTCAACAGGCGCCTCAGCCTAGAGAGCCAAGCGAAAGGGCAATGGAATGGGCTAAGAGCAATTCGTGGTTTCAGTCTGATGAACACACTGAAATGACGGCATACGCCTATGGCGTACATGAAAAGATGATCAGACAGGAAGGGATTGATCCCGAGTCTGATGAGTATTACGAGGAGCTGGACAAGCGAGTACAGTCCAGATTCCCAGAATACTTCGGAGAGGTAGTTAGTGGCTCGACAGATGAACCTGTCTCCTCGACCTCCCGAAGCCCCTCCGTGGTGGTGGCCCCGTCCTCTAGGAACAATGGTGCCAAACCACGCAAAGTGAGGTTGAGCCGCACCCAAGTAGCCCTCGCAAAGCGACTTGGTTTAACCGTCGAACAATATGCCAATCAGATACTCAAGGAGAATTGATAATGGCTGAAGAGCGCACACCGCGAGAGGCAGAGTCTCGCACCGCTGAGGAACGTCCCTCAGACTCATGGTTGCCGGCATCTATTTTGCCCAACCCTGATCCAGTAGACGGCTGGGTATTCCGGTGGATTCGTACCAGTACGCTGGGAAAAGCCGACAATACCAACGTCTCTCAGAAGTTTCGCGAAGGATGGATTCCGGTGAAAGCCGAAGATCACCCTGAGCTGGAGGTCATGTCTGATATTGACTCTAGGTTTAGTGGCAATATTGAAATTGGCGGATTGCTCTTATGCAAGGCGCCAGAAGACAAGGTCAAACAGCGCGATGAATACTTCGAGCAAATGGCATCAAGCCAGATGGAGTCTGTGGACAATAACTTCCTCAAGCAAAACGACCCCCGAATGCCCGTTCTGCAACCAGAGCGGTCTACTCGGACAACCTTTGGTCGAAGCTGACTTCGTTAAGCGGAGCGGCTTCGTTATCTGATCCTTTGAGGAGATAAAGATGGCTACTTCAGCTACTCCAATGGGTGCGGAACCTGTAGGCACGCTTAGTGCTTCTGGTTCTTTCACCGGCAAGGTTCGCCATATTAAGATTGCCAATGCTTATGGCACGGCTATTTTCTATGGCGATTTCGTCAAGTTGGTTAGTTCGGGCACGGTAGAAAAAGCAAGTTTCACAACTTCAGTCGCGGCAGGCATTGTCGGCGTCTTTGTTGGTTGCTCTTACACCGATCCCAGCACTAATCAGAAGACGTTTAACCAACAGTTCCCCGCTTCAACAGCGGCTGACGACATCATGGCATACGTCGTAGATGATCCTAAGTTGTTGTTCCAGATGCAGGCCGATGAGGCTGTTGCTCAAACTGGGCTGGGAAATAACATTTCAGCGGTTATGACCGCTGGATCAACCGCGATTGGCCGAAGCAAGAACGCCCTCGATGGCGGCTCTATTGCTACGACTAATACCCTACCACTGCGTGTCGTTGATTTTGTAGACGGGCCAAACAGCACTGTAGGTGATGCTTTCACAGATTGCATTGTCACCTACCTGCCGTTAAGCCATGCCTATGAAACCAAGCTCGGCGTTTAAGGAGACTTGAGAAATGGCTATTTCACGCGCACAAATGCTGAAAGAACTGCTCCCCGGTCTAAACGCCTTGTTTGGCTTGGAATACGAGCGGTATGACGACGAGCACACGATGATTTACGAAAGTGAGTCATCTGAGCGTTCGTTTGAGGAAGAGGTGAAGCTGTCTGGATTCGGTGCGGCACCGGTCAAAGCTGAAGGCGCGGCCATCAGCTACGACTCTGCCCAAGAGTCTTTCACTGCTCGCTATAACCACGAAACCATTGCCCTTGGCTTCTCCATCACGGAAGAGGCTATGGAAGATAACCTGTATGACTCTTTGTCTGCACGTTATACCAAGGCACTGGCTCGGGCTATGGCTCACACCAAGCAGGTGAAAGCGGCGAATCCACTTAACAACGGCTTCGGCACTTTCCAATCTGGTGACGGCGTAACGCTGTTCAGCACAGCTCACCCGCTGGTAAACGGTGGCACCAATGCCAACCGTCCTAGCACTGCGGCTGATCTGAACGAGACTTCGCTGGAAGATGCTGTGATTAACATCGCCGCATTTACCGACGAGCGTGGTCTGCTGATCGCGGCACGTCCCCGTCGTTTGATCGTTCCACCCGCGCTTCAGTTTGTGGCAACTCGATTGCTTGAGACTGATGGCCGTGTTGGTACGTCTGACAACGACATCAACGCCCTTCGCAACAACGGTTCGATTCCAGAAGGCTACTCAGTCAATCACTTCTTGACTGACACTAACGCCTTCTTTGTCATTACCGATGTACCGAATGGCATGAAGCACTTCCAGCGTACTGCGCTGGAGACCTCAATGGACGGCGACTTTGACACCGGCAATGTTCGGTACAAGGCTCGTGAGCGATACAGCTTCGGCGTATCCGATCCTCTGGGCATCTACGGATCACCCGGAACGTCCTAATCCTACGGGGGCTTCGGCCCCCTTTCTATTCCTGACTAACTGTTCCACATGGAACATTAGACCCAGCCAAGACAGGAGACTCACATGGCTAATTCTACCTTTTCCGGTCCCGTTAGGTCCGAAAGCACCTTCAAGACCATCAGCAAAAACTCTACCACTGGCACCATTACCGAGGTCGCCACTATTGGTGATGGCCCCGTAAGCCTTGCAGATGGCAATGTCACGCTTACCAATGCTACCCACAGCGGCAGAATCCTTTTCGTCCCAGACGGCGGACAAGACAACACCTACACGTTGCCAGCGCCTATTGCTGGTTCAATGTTTAGGTTTGTCTATGCTGGTGGTGCGGCAGATGCTACTGATGCGCTTATTGTTACTCCGGGTAACACCAACTTCTATATCGGCGGTGTTACTTTATTGGATACAGATGGTGACGCAATCAGCAGTGTTTTTTCTAATGGAAGCTCAAACAGTAGTATTCAATTAAACGTGCCTGCTGGATTTGATGTAACCATTGTTGGCTTGAACACGACGAACTACCAAATCTTCGGAAATGTTACGAGCACAACTGCGCCTGCATTTGCTGATCAATAATCTTGTCGGGGGCTTCGGCCCCCATTATTGGAGGCTGTTATGGCTGATACAGTTACAAGCAAAACCATTGAGGACGGTCCCCGCACAGCAATTATTGCGTTCACAAACGTAAGCGACGGGACTGGCGAGTCTGCTGTTACCAAGGTGGACGTTTCTGCGCTTTCCTCAGACCCGATGGGCAAGGGCGCCTGCACTGGCGTCAACATAGAGTGCATTTGGTTCTCTACTGTGGGCATGGGCGTGAAGATTTTGTTTGATGCCAGCACTGATGTTTTGGCATGGGAAGTGCCCGCTGACTACGCAGACACTGCGGATTTTTCTGAATTTGTTGGATTGGTAAACAACGCAGGCTCTGGCAAGACAGGCGATATCAACTTTACAACTGTGGGTCACTCTTCTGGCGACTCTTACAGTATCGTTCTCAAGCTGAAGAAGAGCTATGGCTAATGAGGCAGTATTACAAGGAAGGCGGCAAGACTAAGAAAAAGTCTAAGTCTCGCGTGAATGAGGCTGGTAATTATACAAAGCCCACCATGCGTAAGCGTCTGTTTAACAAGATAAAAGCTGGGGGAAAAGGTGGCAATCCGGGGCAGTGGTCTGCTCGTAAAGCACAAATGCTTGCTCAACAGTACAAGAAAGCTGGCGGTGGGTACAAAGACTGATGGCAGAGATGACGTTGGCGCAGAAGCGCAAAATGATTGCTGAGCTGAAAAAGGCATCCAAGATGCACGCAAGTCAAGCGGCGCGTCTTGAAAAAACGCTTCCTAAGAAAAAGAAGAATGGCTCTTAAAAAATCGCAAAAGTCGCTCAAGAAGTGGACTAAGCAGAAGTGGCGCACAAAGTCTGGCAAGCCCAGCACTCAAGGCAAAAAAGCCACTGGCGAGCGTTACCTCCCCGAGAAGGCAATCAAGTCACTGTCTGACAAGGAGTACGCGGCAACCAGTCGCAAAAAGCGAGCCGATACCAAAAAGGGCAAGCAACACTCCAAACAGCCCAAAAAGGTGGCCAAGAAGACGGCGAGGCATCGAAAGTAATGCGTCTGTACTACAAAAAGGGCGGGCGCGTTGACAAGAAGTCAATGGCTTGCAACAAGCCTCGTCGAACCCCCGGACATTCCAAGAAGTCACATATCGTTAAGGCGTGTGAGGGCGGCAAGGAAAAGTTGATTCGGTTTGGTCAGCAGGGCGTCAAGACCAACCAGACGGTGGGGCAGAGAAAGGCATTTAAGTCGCGTCACGCAAAAAACATCAAAAAGGGCAAGATGTCTGCGGCGTACTGGGCGGATAAGGTTAAGTGGTCGCCCAGCAAGACTAAGTCCAAATCCAAGAAATGGAAGAAGGGTAGCTGATATGCCTATTAGTAGGGCTCAGGCCGGTAAGCAAACCAAAAACGCACCCAGATCAAAAGTTATAAAGATGGCTAAGTGTAGAAACGGCTTGGCTCGTAGAGGCAGGACAAGGGGAAGGAAGGTCTGATGGCCACGAGCGGAACAACCAGCTTTACTCTTGACTTGTCAGATATTGTTGAAGAAGCGTATGAACGCGCTGGTCTTGAGTTGCGAAGCGGGTATGACTACAAAACTGCTCGCCGTAGCCTTGACCTGCTTATGCTTGAGTGGCAAAACCGTGGCTTAAATTTGTGGACGGTTAGAGATACGACAGTTTCTCTTGTCGCAGGCACAAGCTCTTACGACCTTAGTGCTGACAAGTTAGACATTATTGAGGGGTTGCTCCGCACCGATGCTGGAGACAGCTCTAAGCAGTCCGATCTGACAATGCAGAGAATTTCTGTCAGTCAGTATGCACATCAAACAAACAAGCTAACACAGGGCAGGCCCCTACAGTATTACGTCGAGCGTAAGCCGACAGGGATTACTGTTCACTTCTGGCCAGTCCCCGACGCAACAACCAGCTATACGTTTGCGTATTACTACATGGACCGAATCGAAGACAGTGGCAGGCCAGCGTCCAATAACATGGACGTTCCGGCAAGGTTTTTACCTTGTCTGGTTGCCGGACTTGCATATCAGGTTGCGAGCAAAAGGCCGGAGGCATTGCAGTTGGCGCCAGCATTAAAACAGGTTTACGAAGAGCAATGGAATCTTGCGGCAGATGCGGCAAGAGAAAAGGCATCTTTGTACATGGCGCCCGGAGGCTATAACGACCTATGAGTAGTTATGCTAAGGGAAAACGCGCATTTGGATTTTGCGACAGAACTGGCTTTCGTTACCCGCTTCGAGACCTTGTCAGGCAGATTGAAGACGGAAGGTGGAATGGCCTGCTGGTTGGGCGAGACGTGGTCGATCAGGACCAGCCTCAACTCAAGCTGGGAGATGTTAACGCCAACGATCCGCAGGCGCTCAGGTTTCCTAGACCGGATGATAGCCTAGACGAAAGCCGTGCGCTTTCTGCCTTTGATCCTGTTGGTGGGGGAAATACTGCCTTGGGTAGCCGCACTGTCGGTCTGGACATGGCTGGGGAAGTGGGCCGCGTTACGGTGGAGATATCTTAATGGCGTTCACTTTTACCACTCTGAAGCAGGCGATACAGGACTACACAGAGTCAAATGAGACAACATTCGTCAATAACCTGACGACAATCATAAAACAGGCTGAAGACAGAATACTCAAGCGGTGTCAGCTTCCTGATTTCAGGAAAAATGTTACTGCTAACATGTCGTCATCAAACCAGTATTTGGCGATGCCGACTGACTTTTTGACGCCATACTCTCTTGCAATAGACAACTCGGGATACGACTACCTTTTATTCAAGGATGTAAACTTTGTTAGACAGGCATATCCGTCCTCGTCGACAACCGGCATACCTAAGTATTACGCAATATTCAGCGACACTTATTTTTTGATTGGCCCGACGCCAAATGCGAATTTTGCAGTGGAGCTACACTACTTCCACAAGCCAGAGTCTATTACAGCGGCGTCCTCGGGAACCAGTTGGCTTGGCACTAACGCGGAGTCAACCCTGCTGTATGGCTGTCTTCTGGAGGCATACACATTCCTGAAAGGCGATGCTGACCTAATGCAGTTGTACGCACAGAGGTATGAAGAGGCTGTTTCTCGTCTGGAGGAGCTGGGCGAGGGGTACAGCACAACCGACAGCTACCGTGGCGGTGCCGTAAGGAAGCCTAGAACGTAATGCTTGAGCTTCAGGTGGGGAGTGTTGCAGTTCAAACAACAAGCAACCGAGGGTTTACCCCGGAGGAGGTTGCTGAGCGATGCCTAGACCGCATTATAAATGTGTCGTCTTCCGCGCCACAGGCACTAAAAGATCAGGCGCTTGCATATCGCGACGACATTCGCGCTGTTTTGCTGTTTTACATGCGTGAAGCCATAAACAGTGATCGCACTACTATTTACAACGCTCTGGTAGAAGCAGGGCAAAAAGATCTAGCCGAAGCTATCAGGAGGCTCTGAATGGCGTTTAGTGGAAACTTTATGTGTACTTCGTTCAAGAAGGAACTGCTTGAGGGCGTACACAATTTCAAGAACTCTGGTGGAAGCACGTTCAAACTGGCCATGTATACCAACAGTGCCTCTTTTACTGCGGCGACAACTGCATACACCACATCAAATGAGGTTAGCGGGACTGGATACACTGCTGGCGGAGCATCCTTGACTAGGGTAGATCCAACAACGTCCAGCACTACGGCGCTTACGGACTTTTCTGACTTAACATTTAGCACGGCGACCGTGACTGCTCGGGGAGCGTTGATATACAACGACAGCGCATCAGGAGATCCAACTGTTGTTGTGCTGGACTTTGGCGCAGATAAGACATCTACAGCCGGAGATTTTACGATTGTGTTTCCCACGGCTGATGCGAGTAACGCGATTATTCGGATAGCGTAATGGCTGATGTCATTGTCCCCCTCACTGGGTGGGGGCGAGATGGCTGGGGCGCCCTCGGCTGGAATGAGGGTAGTGTCACCAACTCAGGAGCTACAGGTGGCGTAGGGTCTGTTTCGGTCACTGCCGACGCAAGCGTATCTGTTACAGGGCTTTCCGCTACAGGCTCGGTTGGTTCCGCAACGGTTACAGCAGGGGCCAGTGTAAGCGTCACGGGACTCTCTGCAACTGGCTCTGTGGGCTCGGTCACTGTTGTTGCTGAGGCTAACGTAAGTGTTACAGGGCTTGCGGCAACAGGTTCTGTGGGGTCGGTAACAACCACCGCAGATTCAAACACGAGTGTTACAGGGCTTGCGGCAACCGGATCGGTTGGCTCAGTCACTACGACAGCGGGCGCAAGTGTTTCTGCAACAGGTCTTGCGGCAACGGGCGCTGTCGGTTCCGTTACGATTCAGACTGTTAACAATGTAGACGTTACGGGCGTTTCGGCTACCGGAGGTGTTGGGTCTGTTACCACCGTGGCTCAAGCGGGCGTGTCCGTGGAGGGCGTGTCTGGCTCGGGCGAGGTTGGCTCTGTACTGGTCTGGGGTGTAATTGTTCCAGATCAAACACCAAATTATGTAGAGATTGAGCCCTCTCAGTCTGCGGGTAATTCAGAAATAAGTCCTTCTCAGTCAGCAGGGTACTCGACAATAAGCCCGTCGCAGTCACCCGGATGGACAGAGGTGGCTCCGTCACAAACGCCAAACTATGAAGATATTGCGGCATAAGAGGATTGGTTAATGGCCAGCACTTATACAACTAACCTTGGTATTGAGAAGATTGGAACTGGCGAGCAGTCAGGTACATGGGGCGATACCACCAACACTAACTTTGACATCCTAGATGAGGCGGTTAATGGAATCATTTCAATCACGCTTTCGTCTGCGGGAAGTTCTGGGTCTCCTACAGCCCTGCCTATAACGGACGGAGCCTCATCGAACGGTAGAAACAAATTCATTGAGTTTGTGGACGGCGGGGATCTGGGGGGCACTGCATATGTGCAACTCACGCCAAATGACGCCGAAAAGATTGTCCACATCCGTAACAGCCTGTCTAGTAGCCGGTCAGTTATTGTCTTTCAGGGCACTTACAACGCATCCAATGACTTTGAGATTGTAAACGGCGCAGATGTTCTGCTGAAGTTTAACGGCGGCGGATCGGGTGCCACAGTTACTGATGTAAACGTTGATCTTACCGTGACTGGGCTTACGGCCACCACTGCAAACGCTACTACCGTTGATACAACTAATCTTGAAGTTACCAATATAAAAGCCAAGGACGGGACCTCTGCGGGTTCTATTGCCGACTCTACTGGTGTGGTTACTCTCGCAAGCTCTGTGCTTACAACCACCGATATCAATGGCGGAACTATTGATGGTGCCGTTATCGGAGGCGCTTCTGCCGCCGCAATCACCGCTACGACGATCACGGGCACCACCATAACTGCTAGCACAGCGGTTGTACCAGATGCCAGTGACGGTGCAACATTGGGATCAACTTCTTTGGAGTGGTCTGATCTTTACCTTGCAGACGGTGCCGTTGTGTATTTTGGGGATGACCAAGACATTACGTTGACGCACGTTGCAGACACGGGTCTTACACTAAAACACGCCAATACCGGGGACGATAAGTTCCCTACCTTCTTGTTAGCCACCGGCGATACAGATATTGCCGCAAATGACAAGCTGGGTGTAATTAACTTTCAGGCTCCCGATGAGGGCGCAGGCACAGACGCGATACTGGTTGCCGCTGGCATAGAAGCTGTATCTGAGGGTGATTTTAGCGCCTCAAGCAACGCTACCTCACTTGTATTCAAAACAGGCGCAAGTGAAGCCGCCGCTGAAAAAATGCGCGTTGATAGCTCTGGTAACGTCTCCATTGGCTCATCTTCAAACCATGCTGGCGCAAGAGTTGTTATCAATCGATCCCCGCCAACGGCCTTTGGCAGTCCGATGTTTCAAGTCGGTCAAGAGACATTCACGGGTAGCGGGATGTACTCTATTGGTTTTGGGTACACAACTTCAGGCTCCGATAACCCGCCCGTAGAAATTGCGGCACTTACTACAACGGATGGTGGTAGCACTAAAGCAGATATTGTTTTTGGTACAAGAAGTAGTACGGGTAACGTGGCTGTTACAGAACGTATGCGTATAGATAGCTCTGGCAATGTAAGCGTTGGTGATACAACCCCGTCAAGTGGTGCTGGATGGAATAGGTTTCTAAAAGTAGCAGGCGGAACCAGTAACGCTGTTATTCTTGATGGTACAGATTCTCAAGAGGCCGGAATTGGCGCATCAGATGGTCTTTTTATTGATTCTCTAGGTCACACTACTGCGTCCAATAACACCATTATATTTAGGAACACATCGACAAATAGCTCATACACTGCTGTAGAGCGTATGCGTATTACTAGCGCCGGTGACGTACTGGTTGCAAAAACAAGTGCGTCTTTTACAACCTTGGGGCCAGAGTTGCGAGCAAACGGCCAGATTAATGCCGCTTCTGCCGCAGACTTTTTGAACATGTACTCTACTAGCGCGAGCGCGTACAGATTTTATGTGACCAATGCCGGGACAATTAATGCAACATCTACAAGCATTTCTGCAATTTCAGATCAATCATTAAAAGAAAATATCCGCGATCTAGACAAAGGGCTGGAAACTATTAACGCCTTACAGCCGCGCAGGTTTGATTGGAAAAACGGCGATGGCAACGACATTATGGGTTTTGTTGCTCAAGAGGTTCAATCGTCATTGCCAGAATTGGTCCACTCTACGAAATACAATGAATCTGAAAATAAATTAGCCATAAAAATGGGAGACATGATCCCATCTATGGTCAAGGCTATTCAAGAGTTGTCAGCACAAGTAACCGAACTCAAAGCCGAAGTAGCGGCGCTCAAAGGAGCATAAACTATGGCACACACATGGACCGTCCCGGCAATGGACTACGACGTTTCATCTGGCGGCAAAACTAACGTAGTGACGACGGTACACTGGCGATGCACTAAAACCGCAGGCGATAACACGGGGTTATCGTATGGGTCTGTAGGGCTTGCGGCTCCTAGCGGCTCGTTTGTCGAGTGGGATGATATCACTGAAGCAACTGCCGTTGGTTGGGCTAAGTCGGCTTTAAACGCTGATGAAGTAACCGCCATTGAGGCCGGTATTGACGCACAGATTGCAGAAGAGGCCAACCCCACAACAGGCGAAGGCGTTCCGTGGTCATCAAGCTAGAGCTTAGTGTAGAGGAAGTTAACTCGGTGCTACAGGTTTTAGGCGAAATGCCTACCAAATCCGGCGCATGGCCACTGGTTGTTAAAATCAAAGAGCAGGCTGAAAGTCAGGCTGAGCCTGAAGCTGAAAGTGATGACTAATGGACCCGCTGTCTATGATCGCTATGGCGTCTACTACCTTCAAGGGTATACAGACGCTAGTGAACAGAGGTGCAGAGATTGAGCATGTAGCTCAAAAACTCGGAGCTTGGTACACCTACGCGGCTGATATTAAGCAGGCAGAAGCAGAGGCGGAAAGTCCCGGTATATTTAAGAAACTGTTTGACGGAAATAGCGTCGAACAACAGGCACTTAACAGTGTCATTGCAAAAAAGAAACTGCAAGAGCAAGAGAAGCAGATCAGAGAGCTGATTGTTTGGGCGTATGGCGTCGAAACCTATCAGGAGATGATCATGCTTCGCAGAAAAATTAAAGCTCAACGCGAACAAGTTATATATAAGCAGAGGCGAAGGCGCCGGATGTTTCTCGACGGGCTTCTTTTGTTTGCTGGGCTGGCGGTGTCGGCTGGTATAATCTATGGAACGATAGCATTTATACGAGGAGCGTCATGAAAAATTTGTTTATCTTGCTGGGCTTTGTGTCTGCGTCTGTTATGGCAAAGACAGTTATTCTTTACGACGACGGTACACAGTACACGGTGGAGGATAACGAGAAGGTGTACGTCAGTGATTACTCTCAGCTATACCGCTTCAAGCGATGGGGTAGCGGCGACATGGAGTTGAAGAAGGTGTTGCCAAGCCTCAAGCGTGATCATGTGTATCAGGAGCCAAGTGGCGAGGGTGATCTCGGAAGCCCCCAATGGTGTGAGACCTACGTTCCGTGGTCCGAAGGGTTGAACTTCAACATGACCGCGTGGCAAAAAGTTTGCGATGTAAACGACGATGGCGTTTACGACATGTGTGACTATTATGAGCCTACTGGTATTCAGACGTTTGAAGAAATCGAATGGCAGGATAGGTGCAACGACGGTGATCCTTGGGATGGCTCGTAAAAATCTTAGGGTGAAGGTTGCAAGCGCAATCACTGAGACTCGGCGTGATGTCAAAAATGCTGTGGCTCGCATAAAGGGCCGTATCTGGACTCTCCAAACCGACCTAAGATTGCGCCTGAAAAAGGCCAAAAAGGCTCTCCGTAAGGCGTGGAGTAAGCTCTGGAAGTGAACGAGCAAAGACTAGAGCGAATTGAAAGCAAGCTCGACAAGGTGTCTTATTCAGTAGCTGACTTTGCTCGGATAGAGGAAAGACTGCTTTCGGCGTTCAAGCGGTTAGAGCGCCATGAAAAGCAGATTGACCGGCACGCTGATGACATCAAAACACTGACCAGTAGTGTGCTGACCAATTCCCGAACGCTTCAGTTTGGGGAGCGAGTCTTCTGGATTGTAGTCACAGCGGGCGTGTCGCTTGCGGTGTATCTTGGAAATTAAAAAGGGGGCCGAAGCCCCTAATTCAATCCCACCGGAGACAGAGTTGATCCGCCCTAAAGAACTGTCTGTTGTCTATTGTGAAAGGAAAGAAATAAAAAGTTTCATAGAAAAACACCATTACAGCAAAAGCATCAACGGAGTTAAATCCAGTTTTTGTTTTAAGGTTTTATTTAAGGGGCGTATTGTTGGCGCTGTTTTGTTTGGACAGCTGTCTACTACTGCGTGGAAGAAGTTTTCAAGGCGTGAAGAAGAGGTGTTGGAGTTGCGAAGACTTGTGATGCTAGACGAAGCAGGGAAAAACTGTGAGTCTAGGGTGATAAGCCAGTGTTTAAAGCATATTAGAAGGACTTGCAACACAATCAAGTGTGTTGTTTCGTATGCTGATCCTAATTATGGACACACAGGAGTAATATATAGGGCTTCTAATTTTGAATTTGTCGGAATGAGCGGCAAAGATAATGGCTTTATTAATAAAGAAACAGGAAGATTATATCACTCTCGCGCTTTAAGGACGAAGTATAAGGGTGAGTATAAGCCCTTTGTTAAAAAATTAAGGGAAAAGCTGGAGGCTGGTTTATTAGAGCCAATAGAGTTAAAACCAAAGTATTGCTACGTTTACCATATGTAGTGAAGACTGAGTGGGGGGATGTAAACAATGCTACAGGCTCTGATCGGCCCCGTAACAGGGCTACTAGACAAATTCATACCGGACGCTGACGAAAAAGCAAGGCTTGCCCATGAAATTGCGACCATGTCTGAAAAGCACGCGATGGAGCTTGCCAAGGGTCAGTTGGAAATCAACAAGGCTGAAGCGGCGCATAAGTCAATGTTTGTCGCAGGGTGGAGGCCATTTGTTGGGTGGACTTGTGGTGTCGCTTTGGCTTGGCACTTTGTTGGCCAGCCTCTCGTTGTTTTTGGGATTGCAGTGGCTGGTGTTGACACCCCTGACCTTCCTGTATTTGAAATGGAGAGCCTGCTTACAGTACTGCTCGGAATGCTCGGTCTTGGTGGTCTTAGAACCTTCGAGAAAACCAAGCAAATAGCGCGAGAGAAATGACGCCAGAAACATTTGATAAGTGGCGAGTCGTACCACGGGTGCTAGTCCTAATGATGGCATGGGCAACGTGGGACGTAATCCACTGGTTTACAACCTTGTCAGACCCCACTTTTGAGCAGGCTGGTTTGGTTTCCGTGTGTACGGGCGCCATGACGGCTGTTTTTGGGTTGTTTTTGGGGCAGGGCAAGAAGGAGTGAGCTACTTCTCGGAAGACGAGCTGAAGTGTCAGCACTGCGGCAAGTACAAGTTTGATGATGACGTGCTCAAGATTCTGAACGCAATTCGCAGGGAGTTTGGCCCTATGCCTGTCAACAGCGGATATCGCTGTGTTGATCACCCGATAGAGGTAAAAAAGCAACAGCCGGGAGCGCATTGCACAGGTAAGGCTGTCGATATCGGTGTTAGCAGGGGCGATGCCTACAAGCTGATAGAGGTTGCACTAGCTCATGGGTGCCCAAGAATAGGTGTTAATCAGAAGGGTGAGGGGCGTTTTGTACATTTGGATTGGGATTATGATCGGCCATACCCAACCGTTTGGTCGTATTAGCGAGGTGTAACCGTGCCGCTGTCGAAGATTGCATTTGCCCCCGGCATAAACAAGGAAGGCACCCAGTATACCGCTGATTCTGGCTGGTTTGATTCTGACAAGATACGCTTTCGCAAAGGTCGTGTTGAGAAGATTGGTGGCTGGCAGAAGTACATAGCAGGCACAGTCAAGGGCGTGGCCCGTTCGTTGATGGACTGGGGCACAAAAGATGGTCAGACATTCTTGGGGATCGGCACAAACCTAAAGTTCTACATCGAGTCAGGTAAGTCATTAAACGACGTGACGCCGATTAGGGCTACGACAACTAACGCCGCGACTTTTGCGGCCACAAACGGCTCCTCATCAATCACCGTAACAGACAGCTCTCATGGCGCTACGGCAGGTGACTTTGTAACTTACTCTGGAGCGGCCACGCTCGGCGGAAATATTACTGCGACGGTGCTTAATCAAGAGTATCAGGTGGTTGTTGTCCTTACCGCTAACACCTACACCATAACGGCAGTGGACACTAGCGGGGCCGCTGTGACCGCAAACTCTAGTGACACAGGCAATGGCGGCGGATCTGTAACGGCGGCATATCAGCTCACCACAGGGCTGAACAGCTATGTATCGTCAACTGGGTGGGGTGTGGGGGCATGGAACGCAGGCTCATGGGGTTCTTCGACATCAATAACACTGGCAAATCAACTTAGGCTGTTTAGTCAGGACGCTTTTGGTGACGATTTAGTTTTCAATCCTCGGGCAGGTAGTGTCTTTTTTTGGGACAAGTCAGCAGGTCTTTCCACTAGAGCGGTTGATATAAGCACCTTGAGCGGGGCAAGCAATACACCTACAGCCGCGCTTCAGGTAATGGTTTCGGACATAGATCGCCATGTCATTTGTTTTGGCGCAAATCCTATTGGGGGATCAGATTTAGATCCGCTTTTAGTTCGCTGGTCTGATCAGGAAAATGTTGCAGACTGGACGCCGACGGCTACAAACAGTGCCGGTGGTCAGGTTCTTTCTGTTGGCACTCAGATTATAGGCGCATTAAAGACAAGGCAGGAAATAATTATAAGCACCGACAACGGGCTTACGTCCATGCGGTTTGTCGGGGCGCCGTTTGTTTTCTCATTCACCCCAGTGGCAGAGCACGTTCGATTTGCATCTCCTAATGCCGCTGTTGTGGCGGCGGACACCTTGTACTTTATGGACCCCGGCGGCTTCTATGTTTACAGGGGCGCGGTTCAGAGACTGCCATGCTCTGTTCATAGATACGTTTTTGACAATCTTAACAAAGATCAGATATACAAAGTGTTTGCGACAACAAATGCCGATTACTCAGAGGTAACGTGGTATTACCCTATTGGCTCTAACAACTCAGACATTACTAACTATGTGTCATACAACTACTTGGAGCAGGTGTGGTCTGTGGGCACCCTGAGCCGTGGCGCATACATACCGACGGCGACACAGCAGTACCCGATTGCGGCGACAAATGATGTCGATAACCCGCTCACCAACTACCTGTACAACCATGAGATTGGCTACGACGGAGACGGCGCCGAGATAACTGCCTTTGTTGAGTCTGGCGACCTTGGCGTTGGTGATGGTGAGGCTTTTATGATGGTCAATCGAATTATCCCCGATTTTACATTTACGGGCGATAAGGCCGAGGCAAGCCTAGAGATAAAGCTGAAGGGCAGAAACTTCCCGCTTGAGGATGCGTCTGACTTGTCAACAGCAACAGTGACTAGCTCTACAACGCAATCCCACGTCAGGGCCAGAGCCCGAGAGCAGATCGTCAGGATAGAGTCTAGCGGTCAGGGATATGGCTGGTCTCTGGGTGATCTTCGTTTGGGCATCAGAACGGATGGGAGGCGGTAGCAAATGGCATCAAGACCCTTACCTGTAGCGACAGCACAATACGATGCAGAAAACGAGCAGATATCCAGACGAACGATAGAAAACTCGTTTCAGGACTTAGAGGCTAAGGTGGATGGTAACACCACCAAGACGAGCAAGCCGTCGTCTCTGGCGCTTCGCCGGTTCCAGTTCTTGCTGATGGGAGCCTCTAGTGGCTGATGCGATAAAGGTTCTTGGTCAAGCAGATGTCAGCGCGACGACCACAACTACGCTGTATTCAGTACCAGATCTAACGCAAACAACTTGTAGCTCACTTGTTATATGTAACAGGGGCGGATCTGGCATCACGTTCCGCGTGAGCATTCATGTAAACAATGCCGGTGCAGACGATAAACAGTTTATTTTTTATGACGAAGACTTAGCGGCCACCACGTCGAGAACAGTGGTGATTGGCCTGTGTTTGGGTCAAAAGGACGTGGTCAAGGTCTATGCAAGTGCGGCTAATGTCAGCTTCAACTTATTTGGTGTAGAGACAAGCTAATGATGAATCAATATCCAGCTAAGCCAATGATGGACCAGATGGCACAGTATGGCCGCTACGGCGACTCCATGCTGGTGCATATGAACCCAGTGGAGGTTGCAGGGATCGCGTCACTGTCCCCGACAGGAAGCCTAACGATCAATCCTGTGACGGGCCAGCCAGAAGCGTTTCTGCCTTTGCTTTTCGGCGGAGTGGCTAGCCTGCTCAAGCTCAGCCCACTGATGACGGGTGTTCTTAGTGGCGTTGGCACTGCGGCTGTTACAGGAGACCTGAAGCGCGGTTTGCTCAGTGGATTGACTGCCGGATTTGGTGCTCAGCTCGGCAATATAGCTGGTCTTGACGAAATTGGCTCTGCCGCAGAGGC